ACACATCCGTCGCCATCTCAATGTATGAATATGTTCCGCTAGGCGCGCCATTGTTATACAGCACGAGATTAACGCCAGGTGATGTTATGCTAATGTTACCGCTCAATCCACCGCCTGTAAGCGGTAAAAAATCCGCCGCGTGTTTTCCATCCAATAAATCAGCATCCAGCCCAGACCCAGTGCCTTGATTCCCTTGGCTCCATAATTTAGCCCAAGCTCCCCATGCATCAGCCCCTGTGTCCCGTTTTCCTCTTATCCAAATGTCGCTGCCCCCGCCATCTTGCCCAGGCCAGGACTGGCATAACTGAGTTTTAGCCGCCCCATTGCCTGTTATTGTCAAGCAATGCCCATAGGCAACTGGGAACCCGTTATTATAAACCGCGGAATAATATATCCCTACCGGCCATGTGGAAGGCAAATCATTCGCGTTCTTGGCTCCGATGTTGTGGTGATCCAATGAGACAGGCGCGAAATCCGCAGCATGTTTTCCATCCAGCATATCCGCGTCAAGCCCCGACCCAGAGCCATGATTATGCTCGCCCCAGATTTTCTTATCACTTTCCATAACTGTTTCTACATTATATGATCTTAGAACCAATGTATCAGGAAGCAACACCCCATCAGGGCTGGGTGCGCGAAGCACAAATTCGTATCTTGTTGAATCATTCTCGATATTATATTGCCTAAGCATTGTGGACTGCAATATTTTACCGCCATTTCTTTCTACATATCTAACGCCATCAGGAATGTTATGAATAGCCATTACGCAGCCATCACCCACAAAAAATGCCACATCGTCATAATTATCAAAATAACAATTTCTCATAAACACTAGCCCTGGCCCTAATAATTCATAAGCGATAACCCACTTGTTTGACATCTGACACTCGGAGAGTTCTATTAGCGCACAATCATGCATCCTTATCCCATAACCGCTATCACGATCATCAATTAAGCCAGTTATTCTTAATGATCCAGTGCAATTTGAAATTTCAGTTGCTCGGAATCCAATTTTAAACGACCACACCTGCATTCTTTGGATTGTATTATTTGCAATAACAAGGTTACTAATCGCGGCTCCCCAGCCATAAACCACTAATTCACCGAAACCTTTAAAATCTTCTATGTGTATTACTTCATAGGGGTCACTTTCACTTATTACGCTAATTAAAACTCTGCTATTAATATTTTTAGGCAGGCTATCAAGCGTGTCTTGCAGATCAACAATATCTATCTCTAAATATAGATCTTCTTCCTGAGAAGGGCCTCCGCCTCCGCCAAAACCGCCATTAGCAACAACCTGAACATTCGCGCCTTCAATGAGAAAGTTTGTCCCATCATATGTGGCGGTAAAGATATCGCCATCTTTTAAAATATCTTCAGGCATTTTTGTTGTAATGCCCGCGACCGGACGAATACTGCATTGAATATTTCCTAATTGATTGACATTAATGAATAAATCCTCGTTGGCGCCAGTGTTTTCATGTTTCCTGATATGCAATGGTATATCGATCAAGTCAGCATAACTATTAATGAATTTTTGCCCTGCCACACCATTTTTAATTCCTGTAATTTCAATTTCTACTTTATTGCTAGTCCCCGTATCTTCATATAGATTTGTATTTAAAGCATCAACTGTAAAATTAGTGCCTAAGTTTCCCTCTATATATAAATCCTTTTGTAATATGCTCATGTTTCACTTCCTAAATATATATAACATTATGTATAACATTCAGAGCCAATGGAAATTTATAAATCAGTTTAAAATGCCCATTATTTATAACTGATACTTCGGGAAACATCTGTACGCCACTTTGGTTAAATACCGTTACAATTGGTGTTAAATTATTATGGGTGTGAAATACAGCGAAAGTGTTAGTAGTGCCATCTCCGACTATTTGCAATCTTGAAGGCGTCATAAATTGAAGTATTTTCCCTACAGTTGTGTCAAGTATAGTCATATTGGAACCGTTCATATTTGACATGAAAGAAATCCAATCCCTTACAAATACTTGGTTAGATTCAGCGGGATTATAGACTTCTAATTGTAAATTTGGTGTTTTATAAGCCATCTAACCACTCCTTTATGTGATTCTCATATACATAATGCTTTGTAACCTTAAATTTTCGATATCCGATATACGTAGATTTTCTATTTCAGAAACTACCCTTAATCTAATAACACCTAATCGAAAGCCCCTTGTATTATAAGCGGGGCTATTCTGATCATATACTCCATCTATCGCGCCTAATATTATATTAGGTAAAGATAACCTTGATATAAAGGCTATCCCTATTCGTTCACTTATAAACATCGGAATAATATTTGCCTTTATATATTTATCAAGCCTGTACCTAACAGAGGAATGAAAACCAAGATTAATATTCCTCTTTATATAACTATGAATACTTGTAGACAGATTAGATAACGCAAGCGTCTGTTTTATCGAACGATAAATATAAGACCATACCGCCTTAGTTATACTAACAACTACAGTCATTGGTATGCTATCATCCGCGATTGCTATGGGTATGTCCTGTTGAATTCCGTATATATAAGCATCGAAGCTATGTATGTTGTTACGGATAAAAGCATCGGCATCCGTAACGTTTGCTCTGCCGCGCTGTAGGCATCTACCGTACACGCACTACACCCCCATTACAGACAGTCTGATAATACCCAGTTAAATCCGTCTGGATTAAGAATAAGCGTAGTTCCTATTTCGACCAGCCTATCATTCAGAAGCCTTCCGCACCACCATACGTTTTCACCCGTTGGCGTATCTGAGATAAAGAAATGAGTAAACAATCCCCATTCGGTTAAAGCTGTTGGAAATTTAAACTGTTGAGCAAGTGTTATTAATTGGTTTTCGGCAAAAGTAAATGTGTTTTTATTATTTGGCAATAATAGCCGCATGTATCCCGGCGCTACTGGCTCAGTAATCCCAACTCCTTCGGGGCTAATTGTCGTTAAAGAAACACCCATATAATAATTTATTGGCGGAGTAAATGAGATGCCGCCGAATATGTAATCCAATATCATATTTGCCCTTGAGGTGGTTAAAGACATATCGCTCGTGCTTCCTCCACAGATATCAAGCCGGAAGCCATTAACTCCAGCATCGATAATCGCGCTGCTATTAATCTGAACGTTTACGGGAGAATTGTTTAGAGTCCCATAAAACCAGATATTATTGCTTTCATCCGACAGGGCATAATTCACCACGGGCAGCCAGTTGACAGACGATTCATTAAATACAAATTCATTTGTTATTGTCACAACACGATTCAGGGCATTTGAAAAATTCCCTTTTGTGTTAGGAATCTTTACCGGCGCATATGATGGATCTACCGGCCTGACTAATCCAATGCCATTGGCGCCTAACGGTGATGTTGATAAATCTAAGAAAAAATTTGCGGGCCGTATAAAACTTGTACGCCCTAAGATAAAATTTAATATTGCGTGGCTTGCGAATGTTGTAATCAATATAGTTCCCTCCTTACCTCACTATGCCGCGATCTATAACGATTAATCCTTGGAATGGGGTGAAACGTTTACCGCCGCCGTCTGTTATAACAATTTGATGAACAAATGCCCCTTGTAAATTCATGGTATCAATTGATTCAAGCGTTACCTGAATGGTTCCTGTATAATTGCCCGCATAATCCTGAAGCAATATGATATTTCCATCTGTTAGGCTTTTATATATAATCGCCTTGTTCTCATTAACAGAAAATGTTGTAAAAAACCACTCAACGTTCTGCACCGAACTAAGATCCACAACTTCGCTATTTGTCTCTTTTCTTAAAGTAAGCCTGAAGTATTCAGTAGAACCAGCTATCATATAAAGGGTTTTATCCGCGTAAAGATCATGGATTATTTTAGTCGCCAACTTGATCACCCTCTGGTTGCAGAATTTTCAATACTTTTTGTTTTATATAAAAAACTCTATCTATGTCATCACCGCTGACTTTAATAGAGTTCACTAAATTATAGATATCGACTAGATCTTGCTTAATTTCCATACCTCGCACCTTTTCATGTTACATGCTTATGATTTTTTACTTCCCACCACAAATCGTTTATTTCTCTGGCGATATCACCATATTTTCCGGCGGATAAAGTACCTTGAAAATTTCCAGATCGAAATGTTGAATAACCTGTAGCATCAAAATCCAAACAATTAAGTTTCTGAAAACTACCTGTATTTGAGCCAGTAATTGAAACGCCGTTGATTGAAACACCACGAATTGTACCTCCAAATATTCTATCCGCGGATAATGATCCGCTAGTTATTAAATTCGCGGATATGCTGCCTCCACTTATCCGATCCGCTGACATAGTTCCAGCGGTTATCATGCTTGCCGTAATAGCGCCTGTTGAAATTTTATCGGAGGTAATAGATCCAGCCTGAATTTTTGCGGAGGTAATAGATCCAGACTGGATATGGTTAGCGCCAATCGCGTTAGCGGCTATTTTTTCAGCCACAATGGAACCAGATTGAATATGGTTTGCTGTTATGGAATTCGCCGAAATTTGATCAGCCGTTAATTGCCCACTTATTTGATTTGCGCCTAAAGGTCCGTTGTACCTTGAATTAGAATCAATAGTAGTGCTATACAGATTCCCGTTGGAAAAGCTGAAAGATTGAGGTGTTATTGTCATTGACCCTAATCGCAATGAGCCGCCTCTTATCTCTACATACTCAAATATAGCGTTACCCTGAGAATCAATCGTAGCCCTGTTGTTGATATTTAAGCTGCCGCCCGTTATATTTCCTTTAAAATACACATTGCCGTCTGTGCCTAAATATATCTGCCGGTTAGCGTCATTCTGAGCGCCGTTCCAAATTGTAAGGCCAACTGTAGGGTTTAGCTGAATGGTATTGCTTCCCCTGGTTAAAGTGAAATTGGCGTTGTTTAAATAAGCGCCGGTTTCATTTAGGATAAAATTGTTCTGAGCGTTAGAAATATGCAGTTCATTACCCGCGATAAGGCGACCGACTATTGCCGGAGCGACAAGGCCATATACCCTTCCGCCCGCGCCGCCGGGAGCCGTTATCTCTCCGAGCGCCAATTCAGCCGACGTGAAATTATTTCGTGAAAAGACAATCTGCTTTCCGGTAATCCACAATTCCTGCGGAAGCAGCCTTCCGGTTCCAAACTCATATTCCTTAATCCGTAGCCCATTATCGTCAAACAAGACATTAATACGATTGGTGTTCATGATAAGGTTATTGTGAGCTAGGTCTAGCGCCCCATTTATAAACTGTGTCACTTCATCCGTTTGGTTTCGCATTGCTTCCAACTTAACCAGATCAAACGAAATATTCGCGCTTACATTAACGGTTCGGTTATACGCGCCGAAATCAAAACCATCATTTATTTTTGTTTGATTGCCATATACCAATTTAAAGTCCGATAAATCACCAAAATTAATGTGAACGCCTAACAACAAAGGCCGCACAACGCAGTTCTCATGTATTACGAGCGAGAAAGTTTGCCCCAATTCAAAATAATCCCGAAACATCTGATATTCTATTAATGCTAAGAAATTCACAGAAGATATTTCAAAGAGATACTTTGGAACAGATCCTTTAGATAATACGAGTTGCCCGTATGACAGCAAATCCTCCCTCACGCGTTGCTTTTCGTCTTGCGTCATTATGTCGGTGATAACATAGCCATTATCCTGAATCGTATCGTACCGGAAATATCGGTTCAGTTCTTTCCATTGGTCCGCGGTAAAATTGCTCTCCATTTTAAGCTGCGTATTGATGCTGGATATCTGATTCAGAATACTCTGAAGCTGATTATTCGCGTTCGTTATGGCCGCATCCTTATTCGTTATCTGAGCATTGACCTGGCCCATAAGGTTATTGATGTCCGCAAAAGGTATGTTGCCCTGTGATATTCGGACTGACTTCACATTATTAAGCGCGTCGATAAGCCCTTTGAGTTGCTTTAAACCGCTCGTGGCCGTCAATCCCGGCGTAAGCGTCGCCGTGCCGTCAGCGTTCGCGTTGAAATTCACCTTGTATTCAGGGGCATTATTTTGCAGAGCGGCGATTTCAGTATTTTTATCCTTATACTGAATAAGCAGACCCGAATATGCGGCCCTAAGGGAACCATACTTAATTTCATAAGCCGCAAGCGCATTGCGCAAGCCTTGGGACATCCTATCCTTAAAATAATCGACATTATATATTGTGTCGCCAGTCGGATTCACGCCGGATATGTCCAGCCCATCCGCGCCCAATACCCGCAGCGCCGTAATTATCCCGTCTGTTTGCGGCGTTACCTTAGCCGTTTTTAGAAGGTTCTCAAATGTCAATGCTATCCCTGTATCCTTGAATATCTTATTGGCATCGTAAATATTTATTTCAAAATTCTGATAATCAAATATAATGATCGCTTCAAACGTTTCATACAAATTATTTGTCATAATGGAATAGAGATCGCCATCAGTAATGTTTACCGTGCGCTGCCGCGTCAGGAACACGCCGTCAACGTTGCCAATCCGCCAGTCAGGTATGAGCGTCATTAAAACACCCATTATACTTTCATACGGCTTTAGCGCGTTATATAGCTTATACTGTCCTTCTATTTTGGTTATTCTTTTCGATTGCAGCATTGATTGTACAGACAGCGCCCGACACGTCTTAAAGGTTTCAATCCCATCAGAATCTTCCACTGGCTCCATAAGCTGAAAATATCCTATGCCCGGAACATGAATTATTCGCAGTTCTTGAACCAAGTCGTAATAAAAATAAGGTTCTCCGTTTATTATTTTGGGCACTTTAAATTCAACAGTGGATATATCGTTAAAATTCAAATCAAAAATAGGCTCGCCCTTTAAAAACAGGGTGCAGAGTGGTTCTAAGGATAATTCACATAAGACTATCGGCGGGGTATCAATGCGCCCGTATATATCAAACTGAAAATTCATAATTAGTATCCGCTCCCCGTCTTAAATACGCGTGACCTTATAGTTACCATGGATCTCCCATTGACGCGGAAGAAATTATGCCCGTCTTTTAGCCTAAAGAAATTCATATTGAATTTGTCTATAATTCTATCTCCGCTCGCGGTTGTCATATATCCTAAATAATTATTAACGGTTATCGTCTCTCCTGCCCGTGCGCCCGCGATTATAAATGGGCGATTTGGTTCCGCTTCACTGTCAATTCTAATGTAAATAATGCTGGGTTGCAGCTTGATGATCAGTTCCGGGTAAATGAAATCCTTTATATTTGAAAGATTAAAATAGTCAAATGTTGTTACACCTTGGGTACAGTCAAAAGTTGCCTCAAACCTATCGCCCAAAACAAAAGGTGATGTACACACCACATTGAAACGCCAACCCATAACGCGCTTATCAATACGAACAATTTGAGTTTCGCCGGTAAGCCAGCACTCATACGATTGATTACCTTTATCGGGATCGAATATGGTCAGCAATTTCGGTTCTACGTGGCCGAATAGCCATTCTTCAATAGCCTGTACTTCAAATTGCTCATACCATGTGCCGTGCTTATTATATATCTCTAAAGGGAATTCCAGATTCTTAGGTCTGGCAAGCCCATAAAAATAAGGGAACGCCCGCCCCCCAGCTTTGTCCTGTAAAGGCTCGGCATTCCCATATGTATTACTGCTTCGCGTTGGATCGCTGTTCAGGCCAGAAATAACTAACCCAAACAAATGAGATGTCGTATGGTTATATTCAAAATTGCTAATGGTTAATCACCCCTAAAATGCCCTCGCCGGCGAGTTAAGTCCTGCTTTTCTTTGGCTAAAATTGAAATCTCTTTGAATTTTCCGATTATTAAATTCAAGCGCCGAAATGATCTTCTTATCAACATCCTGCCCAGTAAACCCATTGACTTCGACATTGCTATAAAACGATTGGCCGGCCGCGCTGTTGCTATTTATTATGGTTGACCTGGCCGCCGCGCCCCTATTCAGCCCCAAGGACCGCATTAAGAGGTTTTGTCCGTTTAAAATCTCATTTTGGAGGCTCTGCAAATCTGGCAATATCCGATCAAGAGATTCACGTTCAGATACTTTTAATACACGCTCGTTTTCGTGTAGCTTTGCTAGAGTATCGCGTCGCACAATGCCGCCCGTAGCCATGCGAGGCAGGTTATCTAGCATCTTCATCAGATCATCCATGCTGCCATAGAGCCTATCGCCTACATTATTGAATCCAGACGAATCAAACCATTGATCGCCTACGCTGAATTGTTTTGTAGCGTCATTCCAGCCCACATTATACCCTTGGCTCTCGAAAAAGTTTCTCACGCCAACTGTTTGACTTGACAGATCGACAGAAGATATTTTATTGCTTAAATCTAAAATATCCTGATATATACTCCTTACATTTTCCAAAGTGGGGATGACGCCAATCTCCACATACTTCGTGTAGTTCTTCCATGCTTTAGTTACATCTTCGTCAATGCCGGTGCCGTATGTTTTATTCCAAGCAAGAAGATCCTTGTAGATTTCTTCACCGCGTTCATCAATACGATCCATTGCCATTTGGGTTAGCGTGCCGGAATTAGCGATACTTTTATTTAGATCATCAATTCTGTCCTGATGGTTTTTTATTAGCTTGTCTAAAGCATCCTTTTCTTTGTCGTAGCCTTCGAGAGTCATGTTAATGACATCTTCTCTGGCTTTCATCTCGGCTTCCATAGCGTCCATCCGAGCTTGATGCGCCTTTTCGCTAGCATCCATCTGCTGGCTGATAAGATCTTTTTCTTTGTTCTTATTTTCAGCAAAAGTATTATACTCACTATCTAATGCTTCTTTTTGACGTTTTATGGAATTATCAAAAACAAAGTTGTCCAATTCCAATTGCTTTTCAGCTAGCTCTTTTTGAAGTTTTGCTCTTTCCGCTATCGCGGCTTGCGAATCATTCCCCAAGAGTTCAGCTATACGATCTTGAATAGTGGATACAGCCTTTGTTCGCTTATCAAGTTCTTGTTCGTAATCACGCTCGTTTTTAGCCTGATCAAGTAGCTCTTTCTTTGCGTCGATAATCTTTTTATATGCTTTTAGCTCATCCTCAATAAGTTTAGTCTTTTCCTTAGCGGCTTCCTTGGCGGCTTTGAGTTCATCCTGAAGCATTTTCTTGCGGTCGTTATAGGCTTCTTTTTCTTTCTTGAGGTTATTTTTAAGAACTTTCGCTAAATCGTCTATAGCTTTCTTGCGCTCATTAATGCCCTTAATCTCAGTTTGTATGGCTTCAACTTGATCCTTAACTTCCTGCTGAATCATTTGTTTTACAAGGCCAACGACATCCATAATAGCGTCTTTTTGCTTATTAAGTTTATCAAGATTCATCTGATTTACTTGATCTTGTAAGTCCTTTAATGAAAGTGTCGCATCTTGTATAGCCTTAGATAAAGCGTTTGTAATTTCTATATATTCTTCTGGCCCGATTTTACCGTCGAGAAATGCTTTTTCAACATCTTTTAGTTTGGACTGATAATATTCAAGTTGCGTTCCGGTTATCTGAAGCTTTTGCCCCGTAAGATCAATAGCTCTCTGGAAATTGCCTAAATCATTAGTATCAAGCAGCTTAATTTGCGTGTCGAGAATAGATAAATGCCGCGAAACTTTTTCCTGTTGGTCTTTAAACATTTTGTCATAAACGCCAACAATTTTATCGCTATAATCGCGAGCCTTATTTAGTTGAGTCTGGATTAACGCATCGGTTTCCGCGGCTCCACTTAATCGAAACTCTTTAACGGAATTTTCAGCATCGACTTTAAGCTGCCCAAGAATCCTCAACTGCGCTTCATAATCTTTATCATAAATAGCTGTATTTAATTGCGCGCTTAATTGATCTTCTCTTAGCTTGCGTTCATCCTGATTGATTTTGCGCATCTCGTCGTTAAATTGTTCAGCAAAACGTATGCTGTCACCATACGCGGCTTGAATTATAGCTTTGCGTCTAGCCAAGGCTTCTTCTTCCGATATATTCCCGTCGGCAAGAGCATCCTCTATATATTTAAGTTCCTGTTTGACAGCCGCTTCAAATTGTTTAACTCTTTCTTCAAGTAGTGCTGTACGTCTGTCATTATAACCCTTTAGATCGCTGTACTGCTCATTCAAAGCCTCTCGTTCATAAAGTATTAATTCGTCAGCGGCTTGCCGTGACATTTCGCCGCGCGCCACTAAAGCATCATAGTCTGCTTTTATTTTATCGTCCGCGGCTTTACGCGCTTCTTCTTGAACAGGATCATCATATTCAGCTTTTAGCATATTTGCCGTGTTCTGAGCAACACTACCTAATTCTTTTTGAGCGTTAATTTGAGCGTTAGTCGCTGTAACGCCAGCCCGTTGCAACTCACGCCATAATTCTAAATGCTTTTCTTTAAAAGGTATTAATTTATCCTCAAGATCATCTTCAGGATTAATGGCTATAACAATATTAAGATTTTTTGCGTCATCAGCTAGGATATCGCCGCTCTTAGATAAAATATCACGGACATACGCATCTAATTCCGCTGGTGTTAATACTTTCCCATTATCTAAAATAGGGGTAACAACAACAGTCATATCATCTATATCATACCCAGATGTGTAAGTTGTTGCCATTTCACCAGTTGGAAAATCGCTCCAACCCGCCAATTGCATTTTTGTTGAAGATATATATGGGCGCTTATTATAGTCAACGTTGCCGTTAACTAACGCGTTCATGCTATCGGCGGCTTCTTTCATTTCCTCTTTTATTTCTTGTGCCCGTTTCGCGCCATCCTGAACCGCGTTATTAAGATTTATTTGAGCGTCGGTTGCTTTATTGGTTGCGTTAACAACTTCATTAACGGATTCGGCATTAATTGAGGATGAATCCATTTTAGAGATCTTATCGGCTTTTTGACCAAGACTAATAAGGCGCTGTTCTTCTTTTTGCATCTTGCTCTCGTTTGTTTCAACAGCACTATTATAGCCCTTTAATGCTTCCGTAGCTTTTTGAGTAACATCAGCGCCATCTCTTATGGCATAAGTCCATTCACGAGCGGCGAGAGGATCTAACCCGCTGAAACGATCTAAGAATTCGTTAGCATAGTTAATTCTATTGTTCATTGCCTTGCTATTTGGCTTATCCTCAGAACGCTCCAATGTAGCTTCAAACATACGAACAATTGCTTCAACATCAGTTAACTGTAGGAATTGATTAAACCCGCCAGATAAAGGAGTCACATTTTTGGCATTGGTTAAAAAAGAACCGCTTGTTTGCCCTCTCATTCGGCTATCAATATCTTTAGAATTCATTTCATTCCAAAGAAATTCTAATTGCGTACCAAGATCTGTCCAAGCTTTGCCAATTGATTCAGCGTATTTTTTTAACTCGGTTAGCCTTCCACCGCCCCATTGGGCAAGGCCACTATAGCCAAGTGAATTGATGCTGCTTGGATCAAGGCCGGACTCTTGTTTCAAATTGCCTAATATAGCCGTGGCTACAGCATCGCTCAAACCTTTGCTTTTAAAGAAATTGAATATTTGAGCGGCAATATCAGTATCAGAACTGAATCTAGGCGCGGATGCGTTGCCTTCATTTGTCCATTGCGGACTAATTGGAATAATTAAGCCTGGGCCTTTATTGCCTGATTGACTTGTATCCAATTTTATTTCCGCTGTTAGCCCATATTTATCTAGGTTCGATGTTGACAGTTTCGGTATCCCTAAATGCATAGCATCCCAATAGGGATTTCCGCCTTGTGGATTATACATTAAGCCGGATTCCAGTTTAGATTCACTTGCGAATCGTTTAACCAAATCAGCGAATTGTTCCGTGGTCATACCCATTTTTTCCGCTAAATTGAGCATTTGCTTCCAATTAAAATCTAAGGCCATTCCATAATTGTGCATTGAGTTATATGGATCAACGCCAGTTTTCCCTTTGCTCTCATATGAGCCGGGGCGTACCCCAGAAGTGATAGCTGGGTCAAATCCTGCTTCAACCATCTTTTGAAGAAATACTTTCCATCTCTTTTGTAATTCTGGATGTAGTGAATTAAGTTCCTCGCTAAATGCTTCCACAAAATTATAAGCTACTGGAATCTTGCCGCCGGTTGACGCATAGCCGCCGCTGTCAGAAGCAGGTCGGCCACTGTCAGAAGTAGGGCCGCCTCGATTACTCCACCAAGCGCCGGATGAAATACTTCCAAGTTTCTTGTTCATGCTATCAACGTGTGTTGTTGTGCTATCATCCATAGTTGATAGCGCGCTCTCATAGTCAGTTGCCATACCATTGTAAACAGGTTTGGTATTTGTCCTTAAATCGGTAAATTCACCAAGAATTTTGTCTGTGCTTTTATCAACTATTTCTTCTTGTTTATCCTGAGATTTCTTTAGATCGTCCTCTTGCCCTTTATTTGTTTTTTCACGAGCGGACTTAGCTTCAACTATAGCGTCAATTATTTTTTGATTGACTTCACCAGCCGCAATTCCAAGTTTATCAAGAAAATCATTTTGACCATATGATTCCATTAAGTCGCCATATTTTTCAAGCATTTCGAGATAAGTAGCAGACGATAAACTTCCGTCTTTTATCATTTCGATTCGCGCCTTTTTAAGCAAGTCCGCGTTTCCTCGTAATTCAGAAGTTAATTCTTTATAACTATTAACCGTCACATCAACCTGTGATTGAAGCACCTTTAATAAATCAATCTCCTGCTGGTTGGCTTTGCTCTTTGTTTTTAAGGCTTCTATTTGATCTTCGATTTCTTTTCTAAGCTTTTTATCCGCTTCGGTTTGTCCTAGTGTTGACAATTGAGTATTTTTCGCTTTTATTTCTGTGTCATTTAAAGATTTAGCATATTCCTTATCAGCTATTATGTTTAGTGTTTTTTGTTTTTCTTGATCTTTTAACCCTTGCACATTTAGTTTCAAAGAACCTGTTGAAGCATCTAGAAATTTCTTATAATCTAACCCAGAAGCCTCTAACGCTTTCCAAGTTCCAATTGAGATTTCACCATTGCTGTCCATTTCCTTTTGAGCGGCATCTAAAAGAGAAATATTCGCCGTTGTTTCTTTCAAGAGATCCGAAAATTCTATTAATGGTATATCATCAACTTTAGGGAAAAAGAAATTGTTAAAGAATTCTTCTAAATCAGTTCCTAAATTATCAGAACCAAACGCGTTAATAAAAGCTTGATGCATTGCGTTAATAGAATTAACAACAGTTTCTTCGCCTTTAACATAAGCGTCTCTTATGTTATTGATTTGTTTAATCAAACTTTCATTAGAAAAGAATTCGCCGAAAGCTCTTATTGCGTTATGTCTTTGATCAACATTGGTTATATCAGAAAGCAATCTTTGAACTTGTTTTAAATCGTCAAGAGGTAAATTCTTTAATAATCTTTCAACTTCTTGTGTCATTTCAAAATGAACTTTAGCTGTTACAGTTATTTCGCCAGTATCGCCTTGCGCATTATCCACAAGATTAATCAGTTGATTTTTAATATTGTCGTAATCTTCTTGCGTAAATTTAAGGTAGGGCGCCAAGCTAATATATACTTGATTTTCATCTTGTCCATATACATCAGCTATTTTCTTAACGTTATCACGCACGGATTTTATCAATTCAGAAGCGGTTAATTCCGCCGTGTTTGCGGTGAATAGCATTTCGATTGGTTCTTCTAAGACCTTTTTATTTTTTATAAAAGTTTTAGTAAAGTCCTCAATCTGCTTTTGCAATTCTTCAGGATCATCCGTTAAAGGATTGAAGCTTTTCAAGCGAATATCTATAGTGTTAGAAAGATACAATTGCTGCGCTTTAGTTAAGTCATCATAGCCCTTTTGCGCTTGTGTTATCGTAGAAAGTGTATTGGTCAATATCTCTTTTTCGGAGGCAGTGCCTTGATCAACTAATTTTGTAAAGGCTGTTATTGCCGCGTTAAATTGAGCAATCGACCTAACGCTCACATCGTCACTCTCTCGCGCTACATCCATTATTTCTTTATAATTATCGACAATCCTTTGCATATCATTGTCAGAAATAAAAGCATGAGTGCCTACACCATTTTGTATAACCCTTCCAAACAGACCATCGCCCGTACCTAAAACTTCTTGAACAGCTTCGCCTAAGCCAGCGTTTGCTGAATCCCTGAATACATTTTTAATATTATCCGCAAGGCCCTGGCTGGTTTTTAATCCGCCAGCGAAAAGCGTATCGGTTCCTGGTATTATCTTGCCATATAGTTCTTCGTTCAGCTTTTGACGGGCGGCAACAACACCTTCAATAATAACAATAGTGTTTTCAAGCGAAGCCGCTGTTTCAAGGTTCTTTATACGTTCTTTCTCTAATAAATCAATGGTATTTTCTAATAGATTATTCTTATCTACAATTGCATTTCCTTCAGAATCATAAGCTTTTATAACATTAGGACTAAGTTCAACAATCTGATTTACGATTTCTTTATAACGTTGATATTCTTCCTCAGACAACGAAATATTTTGACCATATTGATTAACTCCATTAGATAACTTCTTAAACTCTTCTTTTAAAGATTCAAGCGCAATTATACTTGTTCTTGACGTATTATTGAAATTATCAAATGATTGTCTTAATTTATCTGCTTTATCAATAGTCCTTTGAGTTTCTTGCGCCATATAGCCAAGCGCAGACCCAATAGAACTGACAGCTAATCCAGCCCCACCGCCAATTAAAGCGCCCCACGGCCCGCCAATCTGAAACCCAGCAAAAGCGCCAGACATTATGCCGGTGGTCATATTATTTCCGATTGCTTCTCCAATTGATTCGGCTCTTTTGGAATTAGAATAACTTATCATTCCTGTGGTGAAAGCAGCCATAGCAGCAGAAGCCCATTGCCGGCCAGATATATTGCCTAAAACTTGACCTGTATTTTTAGCAGAATCTTCAACATCTTTATTACTCTTTAAGAGATTACCATCGCTATCTACAATGCCTTTAGGCGCTCCCTTCTGATTAGCAATTTCAGCTTGGTTGCCCATATTCTGAAACGCGACAGAGACAGCATCAACAGAAGTTTTTAAACCATTAGTAGCTGTTGTTAATTTTTTTGTGCTTGTTTCTATGTTGTTTAAATAATTACCTATTTGGCTAATGTTGCCTAGTATGCTTGGGAAATTACTTATTACATAGTTAACCAATTTAACTATGCCTTGGCTTAAGAGTGGTATAACTAACGATTTCCCTATTGCTACTAACAGAGGTGACATTTGCTTTAGTACATTTAATACCATAATTCCAGCATCTAAAAGCCCTTTAAATAATTCAGAATTTAAACTTGTTTGAACAAAATTGAGCCAGCTATTTTTAAAAACATTTAACTTGCCTTGCCATGATTCAAGATCCTTTTGCGCTTCCCTAAAGGCTGATCCTGTGCCTTCAGAATAATCTTTCATCGCTTTGGCATATATATCCCAGTTTTGAAGCATAGCCGCAAGGATATCCCCCTGCCTCTGCCCCGCGACATCAGTCATAATTATAGATAATTGTTCAGCATTAATTTGACTTGCTTGAAATTTTTTCGCTAATTCATCAAGTATTTCTGTCGGCCTTCTAATGTCCACAATTCCATCATGAATTTCACGTACCGCTACGCCAACTCTTGATAAAGCCTTCTCAGCCTTGAACATCGAGGCTTCATCCACAATCTCTCCGTCAACTTCGCCCTTTATCTGGCGAATTCTCATTGATAACTTTTCTACCCCGGCTTTCGCCGTACTTTAACACTGAATTCAGTGGGAATGGACTATATCTTCTATATTGTAATACAATATAGTCAGTACACTTCCAAGGGCGCTCATTTCCCCTGTACTCCCCCGAAGGGATAGTCTCTACACTTTGTTTAAATCGCATTTTCTATGTATTTAAAAGTAAATCCTTTATAATGATTGGAATTTCCAATAATCATATGAGCAATTCCATCACGCGATAGTTTTACGCCAAAATCATTAAAACTATTCTTTGCTATATCCTTTGCAGAATCGTACTTGTCTAATAAGATTTCATTTCGATAAACTTCAATTGATTTCTCCCTTGATTTAGCTGACATTTTACTTGAAATCGCAATAGAAGATTCCTTATCGTAGTGGCACCACCCGATTTTTGTTCCTTTAAGTAAATAGTCATATATCGTTTGCCGTCGCTTAATATTAAAGTATTTACCAACCTCAGTTGGAGTTATTGGCTTATGCGACTCATAATATTCACAGACTGCCTTAATAATATTTTTAGTAGCAAATTCTTCGCATTTAGACCAGCTAACGTGCGACAAGTCAAAATATTCACCTATTGATTTTATTATTTGTTCCTTTAGGTATTCTTTTTCAGATTTTTTAGCATCAATGCGAAATACATTATATCCATGAATAATCGCTTGCTTATCTTTCCATTCATCAATAGCCAAAATAGCATCAATTGATTGTCCACTTAAATGATTATCTTTATAATGCCATTCGCCGTCAACTTCTATAATTGTATTTCCAACTCTAAAGTCAAATCTGCGTTTACAGCCTTTTTGATCTACTAACCATTCGGGTGCAAATTCTTCTTCATAATTCATGTTCAACTGATCTAGTAAGGCAATCACAAACTTGCTAGGATAACTTCTACCATCAGAACACTTACAATTAATTGATCTTTTTTGATAAATTGTATTTATTTCCATAGAACTATCACGCACTTCGCCACAATTAGGACAAACTGGATAAATTTTAGAATGTGAACCATGAGTATATAATTTTGCTTCTTCGTATCCATTTTGAAAAAATGGAACCATCCATGGCGCCGTTGTTGGAATATCGTTTATCCCCTCTGCGACACTTAATCCTCGACAGCAAGAACAACCAACATTCCTTCCAATTAAGTCAGTTTCACGCACAAAATCACTTTCATAGCCACATTTATAACACTTATACCTTATAAATTTTTGTGATTTATTATTCGCTTGCTTTATCCTACTTAATTCAATAATAACGATATCTCGTTTTTCATCTTTAATATTTTGGCCAACTTCAACCTTAAAATTATTTGTAATTCTTTTGTTCAACTTCCTTTTGTTATAATTTGCGATATAAACCTTAGCACGGTATTCGCGGCTATGCCATCCGGCACCTTAGCATCTCTTACGGAGCGGATTCCTTTATGGACAATGCTTATTAAGCAAAGGTTGTAATTTCCCTGTAGGGCTTGTACAACAATGTTATTTAACTCCTACCGTTAGCATGACGTTTGAGCGTCGTCATACACCCCTTGAGCAACAAGGGTTCATACTGAATGACCTTTTTAAAAAAGTCCTCAGAGCCGTACCAATTTCCGACCCTGTTCGCTGTGTCGCGCTTACCGCCGTGGCGATTAACGCGGACATTGTTTGTGTTGTTTCTCCAGCAATCGCCGCTGTGTTTGCGTAAACTTTTGTAGCGTCGGCCATGTTCTGCATACTGACCGCGTTTCTGTTAGTGATTTGGTTTTGGCCGTCTAATAAAGCTATAAGGCTTTCCGCGCTTCCCCGCATTTGGAAAGCGGCATCCGAAGCGATTAGATACTGGTTGGCTAGTTCGGCGGTGATGTCACCAGCGGATTGAGCCATAACAGATACTTCTGCTAATGCCTGATAATTTTCTTTGCCAGCACGCGCAAAATCAGTCATACCCTTTAAATATTCCGCCGCTGTTCGGCCCCATCGGCTGGCGGCTTCCGTGGCGGCTATTGATACTTGTTGAAATTGCTCTCTCGTAACGTCAGAAACCTTAGAAAGCTCTGTTAACTGAGTATCAATTTCTCTCATTTCTTTAAAAGCTGATCTGAATGCGCTCACGATAGCCGTTAAAGAAATAAACTGTGTCGCCATACGCTTAAGAGAGTTAATTAGAATGCCGCCATTATCCACGGCGAATTTCATTTCTTGCTTAAGATCATTAATAGCCCGTGTCGCGGCAAGCGCATCATAATCAGCGTTAAGAATGTCGTTTAATCTCTGACGGAATTCCGCTAATTTATCTGAAGGTATATTTAGAGTTTCAAAAGCGTTCTCAATTTGCTTAATTGCTGTTTGTAACCTGCGTCCTTCTTCTGTCGCGTCTAGCTCAGTTCTGACTTTAGCTTTAAACTCGACTAGTTTTTCTGACAATGTGCCGAGTTGCAATGCGGGATCAGTTAATATATTCTCAAATTCTAGCCTTAATTGTTCCTTAAGATCAAGATTTGAGAACTGCCTTAACATTTTTTCTATAGCATTCTGATTATTTGTAATCTGATTTTGTAAGCCAGTATTCTGTCCAAGAATTGTTATTTCTTGATTTAGTTTAGATAATTCCTCGCTAGTATTTTTAATTGGCGGTATGCTATTTTGCAGTTTATTAATTTCTTCTTGAAATAATTGAATTTCTTCCGCTGGTCTGCCATCAAATTTCAGCCTATGAAGTTCTTCTGTTAAAAGTTGTATTTCTGTATGTGTATCTTGAATCTTTTTAAGGTCGTTTAATTTCTTTGCTAATTCAGATACAGCATTTGCGTCACCTTTAACTTTGTTAAGGTTAGCACTGACCTTTTCAAACTGTTGATTCAGGCTATCCAATTCAGCCGCGTTTTTTACAGCTTCTTTAATATCGCTTGATAGTTTTTGCAATGCTTCTTTTTGAGCGGCCTTATTGAGCTTAGTATCGTCAATCGCATCTAACCGTTGTTGGAATTCTTCTAGTTTCCCTATAGGGAAATTCGCTCTTGCCATTTCATTTATCTGAGCGGTAACCTTTTCAAACGCTGATTTAATGACATCTAAATCCGCGGCCTGCTTTGCGGCGTCGCTTATATCAGCCGATAACTCTTTAAAGGCAGAAGTCATTCCGGCTGACCCCATATTGGACGTTCTAATTTCTTCTATTCTCCGCTTAAATTGATCCAGCTTATCAATAGGAAAATCGGATTTGTCTAAATCTTCAATCTGCGCATTGACCTTAGCAAGCGCGGTTTCCAAATTATCAACTTCAGTCGCCTGCGCTGAAAATGCTTTAATCTTGTTCAGAAAACTTTCAACGGAATTGAGACTAGCGCCTGTTAAGTTATCCATATCTATGCCAGATAAAAGATCATTCAGCTTGCCCTTAAAGTAATCAATAGCTTTAGTGTCGCTTAATTTAAGTATTTCAGCATTTATATCCGCTATAGATGTTTGTATTTTCTTATCGAGTTGTATATCCTTCCCGATTGTAGATACTGTTTTATTAAAGTTTTCAACATTTATAGTTAATTCATCAAGAACACTAAAGGTAGTTATATAATTTTGTTTTAGTTCATTAAGCGAAGTCCGATATCCTTTAAGAACATCATCATCCGCGCCTGATTTAATGCTATCATCTAATAGTTTTTGGGCGGCTAATATTTGATCAATCGCGGCCTGTTGCTTAGGCTTTAATTCTTCTAGTTCGTCCGCGTAAGTTTTAAGCTTGCTGGTTAGCGCCTCTTGATACGCTGGTTCAATTTTGAAGTCTTTGATACTTACTGCCGCTTTTTGAATGGAATTATCCAGATATTCCATTTGCTTAGTTGTTTCGCCAAATGTAAGAAAATTAGCTCGCACCTTTGCTATTTCGCTTTGCAATTCTGAAAATCTTTGCTTCCATTCGCCTAAACCGTCAGGAACGATCTTCGAGGCCATTTTAGATAATTCTTGCCTAATGTTTAGCGGCGTATCTTTGCCCAATCTTTGAATATACCACTGAACCCTTTGAGCCATGTCTTCAAACTTCTGTAACTCCGTAATGGGTTTTTGGAAATCAAAAACTCTATCAAGCACTTTTTTATTTATTACGTTACCTTGATCGTCAAGCTCTTTAGAAATCCTGTAAATTATTTCAGCTACTTTTCCAGCTTCAACACCCATTGTTTTATAGGATTCAGTTACAGTCCTAACACCTTTATTTATTGTTTCGACGCTCTTTATATGAAGATTTGCGCCTTCGGCGTTAAGTTCAATATCAGCTTCAACCTTTGGCCGGTTTTGATTTAATTTTGATTCAACAGCATCTTTTAAATGACTCAGTTGTGATGGGTCAGCTACAACTTCAGCTTTTATCCTTATACCTAATTCATCAGCCATATCTATCACATCCTCTTCCGTTCAAAAAAAAAAAAGAATCGTCATAATTCGCTGACGATTCAAGTTATTAGAATTATACTCCCGGCTGGATTTGAACCAGCGACTTCCGCTTTAACAGACCGGCACTCTTGACCTCTGAGCTACAGGAGATTTCAAACCATTATTATTCAGGTGGTTCCACACCAATTATATTAGGATATTTGCTAAGCACAGGAATTTCATATCCAACCGTAGTCAAATTATACTCTTTCCCAATTTCTAATATAGCGTTTAGCTCGTCGCTAATATACTTGCCCCTATAAGGCGAATCAGTGTTTTCAAACACAAAGGGCTTTCCGTATTCATTCTTCACAAATATAAGATAGTTGCTTCTGCCCACAAACTCTTTATCAGTTATAAGATATGTGTTCGTAACAACATTTTGATTCTGTATTAAAGGTATAGTTATTACGTTAGCCAAAAGGAACAGGATAATCAATATCCCGGCGATTAAAGACAATATCCTATGCTTATGCAAAACTGATCTTATACACACATTACACATCATTATACTTTAACCTCCTTTTTGTCAAACGCGCTTAACAAAGCCCCAACCTGCGCGGCGGCATTTAACATCATAATTTTATCTTTCTCAGTAAATTCCTCGTCTTTAGCCAAAGCGATATATCCAATAGGTATCCTGTTAAAATTCCGCATTAGTATCACAAATGCTTTTCTTTCATTTTTGGCCTTGAGTAATTCATAACCGTCCAGCGATTCTGAAACATTGTTAGTGTCAAGAATTACGTATTCGCTGGCCTGCAAAGCGTTCAGAAACTTTGGGCACAATGACGTGGAAAGCTGTTTGAACTGTTCTGCTATGGGAAATAAGCCTGTTTTATATACCTCGTAATTACAACTCATGTAATAAAGCGGCATTCGCGACAAATTTTCATTGTGGTTATGAAATTCCATTATATAAATCCTATTCCCAAATGTTTCAGCCAGCGCCTTCTCAATCAGTATTTTAATTTGAAAGTCTATTTCACCTTTCCGATCAAAATTCTTAGTTATCTTTTTATGATCTATAACAGTGTTTTCCGCTTTATACTTAACCCAGCCAAGCCCTATATTAATCAATTGCACAGCCGCATAGAGGAAGACGATAGTTATCACAGTTGAAATCCCATAATCCTGAACGAATTTGGCGATATCTTGCATCCCATTGCCGCCAACTGTACCGGCAATCAAGTACAAATCCATATACATCACCTTCCATCCTATGATGCTAATAATAAAAAGAGGCTGAATATATTTCAATTCAGCCTATCAATGGCCGCTGTTAAGAATTTTGCGCCGCAATAGTTAATATACGGTAATTTTCCCCAATGGCTGGCGGATTCATAAACACAAGTTTTATGTTATCCTGATCAACGGTAAAATTATTGGCAAACATATTTCTCCCTAATGGGATGTTTTCGCCTGTTGCGCTGTCTTTAACCTGTACCACTAAATCAAATGTGTTTAAGTTATGGTTTATTAAAAATTCGGTTTCCCGGCCATCACCGGAAATAGTTGTAGCTTTATTCATTCTGTTTTCAAAAGCAGGTTCTGTCGCTGTCTCAAACTGTAGAGGCGCAAGCGAAGTCATTACCCGGTTCCCCTCGCCACTGCTTGCCACGGCCACAAACAGCCCTTTGCCATAACAGACGGATCTCCAGTCATTGTCCGCCGCGCTTTTGCGCGATGTCCAATTAATACCATCCAGCGAGGTCATTACCCGGTTCCCTACGCCGCTGCTTGCCACGGCCACGAACAGCCTATTGTTGTAACAGACGGAATGCCAGTCATTGTCCGCCGCGCTTATACGTGATGTCCAATTAGTCATCCCATTAGCTGAAGTCATTACCCGGTTCCCTACGCCGCTGCTTGCCACGGCCACGAACAACCCGTCGCCGTAACAGACGGAACGCCACTCATTGTTCTGCCCTGTGCGTGTGTTCCACATATTAGAAGGATTTGGCGTAGTCATAACCCGGCTTGTGAGTGTGCCCGTACTCGCTACAGCCACATATAATCCATCATGAAAACAGACAGAATTATATTCATTAGATGAGTTTGTATTTGCGCCCCAACTAGTTCCGTTCGATGAATACATCGCCCGGCTTGTCCCAGCATTTCCCACAGCCACGTACCGCCCGTCACTGTGACCATAACAGACAGATTGCCAGTCGCTAGCCGAAGTCGAGGAAGCTGTCCGTAAAGTCCAATTAATACCATCAGGCGAAGTCATTACCCGGCTTGTCCCGCCGTCGCTTGCCACGGCCACGAACAGCCCATCGCCGTAACATACGGAACGCCAGTCATTGTCCGCCGCGCTTTTGCGCAAAGTCCAATTAATCCCATCCGGCGAAGTCATAACCCGGTCCCCTACGCCGCTGTTTGCCACGGCCACGAACAGCCCGTTCCCGTAACAGACGGATCGCCAGTCATTGTCCGCCGCGCTTGCGCGCAAAGTCCAATTGCCGCCCGGCAACAATATTCTTTCAGCAACAAAGTTCCATAAATTAACTTGAGATATCTCGCCAAAAAAAGGCGGGCTGGGTGTTTCCGTCGTTATTGCATTGGTTAAGGATGTTTTTAGCGCCAGTGGCGTCGCGGCTTTTGTCTCATCTGTACTATCAATGTCATTGCTTAACTGAACAATGCCTCTTTGGGTTGTACTGGCTTGTGGGAAGTAATCTACGGTTATTTCTGATAAATCAATCCCAGTAAGTTTCCCGTCCTCAATGCCAATCGCGTAGCCATCCGGTATGCCAACGACCTCAATGCCAGGGGCGAGTATTTTATTGTCCACGAAAAGTTTCTGGTTATTGTCAAGGCCAGCCACGCCATCCGGGACGCCTATGTCAACCTTCGTGACAAAATGGCTGAAATCGGTAGACTGCTTTCTTATCCAAGAGCCGTCATGTACTATATTGTCTAATATTTTGACAGATGTATTGGGAAATTGGATTTGAATCTCTGTATTAGCTGGTATAACGCTCCCGGCGGGTATAACCAAAGGGGCCGCTGACAAAGCGTTTAGTTTGCTTCCGCCAGTGCTTAGTACATCTTTATCTGCCATAGACGGCGCCGTAAACATTGCCGTGTAAACTTTATGCAATATAAAAGCGGCTGGGGCAACCCGCATTATCTCCGCGTCGCCCCTGGGCGTACTGTTGTATATGCCTCCAGTAATACATATGTCACCGTCAATTGTCGGCAATAATACCGCGGAGCTTCTGGGGGCTGGCGCCGGATTATTTATTGGCGCGTAAATGCCGGATGATATATCCATAAAACCTAATTGCGAAACATTTACCGCGTCACCGCCGCCGCCTATAATCAATAAAGACTCAATTTCTTTTATATAAACAAAGGCTTGGATAGATCCCGGCCTGTAATACGTGCTGACGCTTGTAAACGTCTCCGTTTCCATGTCGAACGTTATAAGGCGCCAGTCCCAGGAGAAATAGAAAACCTTATTACCGCCCCTTATGGCGTACCCTTGCCATGAGGAACCTGGCGTATCATTCAGGGTTATGTAGGAGCTATTTGAAATATTAAATTTTACAACACCGAGGTTATTCGTGAATATATATATAAAGCCATTATATTCATGCGCTTGCGCCGAACAGGATGTCGCCAACGGCAGATCCGGCAAATCCGTGACAGTGCTAGGGAAGGTTATCTTTTTGGCCGTCGCCACGTAACTTGTGTTAAAGCCGCCGAATTGATACAGTTCGCCGTTAACAGCCGCCAGCGCGGAAGCCGAGGCCGCGTAGGTCACGATAGATTCCCACGGGCTTACAGCGTTCATCGTTATATCCAGCAAGCGGCATCTGATAAGTGTATTTTGGACTGTTGTGGTAATGCCGGACGCGAGATACGCATACACATTATCTGACGCGATCCCGCAGCCCCTCCTATTTATGGCGGATGGTAACGTATTAACAATAGAAATGACATCTGTTGGTTCAATATTTATTATGCCGAGGGCCTCAGAAATTTTCTCGTCCACGTCAACGCCGGATACTTTCCCATCTTCAACGCCTAACAATTTACCATCAGATATATCCGCTACGGGAGTATTTGGCGTTATCCGCAATTTATTAGGGTTAGACGCCACAATCCACATAGCGCGGCCATTGGCGTCTTTAACGGTATTTGGTAAACAACCTTGTGTAAATAATTTAAGCTCATATAAATCTTTCCACACATTGCCTATCACATTGATTCTAAAATATTTATAAGCAATATTCAGATTAACTTCAAATGTATATGACGAAAGACGAGTTCCGTCAAAACTATGAATATCATCAAATGCGATACCATCTGTAGAACCTTGTAATTTTAATGTGCAGCCATTAGTGCCAGTCCAAAGCGAGTAAGACGTAATAACACTAGGATATTCACCTATGTAAATTTGTACCCATCCATTTCCCTGGCTGTCAGAACTCCACCCCGAAGTTAAAACTTTATCAAATATTCTAAAAGGCCGATTTACCGGGTTTGTAGATGACGCGGTAATAACGTAAGGCTCTGGGGTATCATTAGAAGTCATTTGCGGAATTATATCCGTGGGATCTGACGCTAACATTTGATACAATTCCGGGAATTCATTTTGATCTATTTTCTGCCCGTTTTCTCTAAGGAATATTATCCCGTTAGGAGCAACCACACGATCCAGGAATGGTGAGAAATTCATATAATCCCGGTGACCTATTGGCAAATTCGTATCAAGCATATCCATGTCAACAGCAATTACTTTACCATTTTCCACTCCGAGTAATTTTCCATCCTCAATATCAACAACGTCTGTGTCTGGCGATATCTTTATTTCATTTTCAAAATAGGGCAGTAAGTTCCACGCTGTAATCCCGTCGCCTATTTTCATTTTTGTGGAACTATCTAAACAAATTTCAAACCCGATCTCGGAGCGCAGCAGTATTGGATTTTCTCTTTCCCAATTGTACGTGGTATCTGATTTTTGTTTGTGGCGAACGCTAAGTTCCGTATCCGCCATTTGTCGCACCTCTTTTCAGCGAGAAAAAATAATAAAAAAATCCGTTGCCAATGAAGAACAGCGGATGATAAATTACATGCCAATAATATCGGCTATTGTCATAGGAATAAACTGAACGTTATAGATGCCCGGATAGTAGGCTATCGCAATATCTTTTATCGTTTACGCCAGAGTCGCGTTGCCCCCATCAAGAATAAAGAAATCTGTAGCCCTAAGCAAGTTCGCGCCATCAGCCAAGCCGGAGCTTTCAGCCAAAGCGAAATTCGTCTGGAAGTTTGCGGTTGCGCGCGTTTCGGTAAAGTACATATTCGTGCCTTCGTTAATGTTGGTCGTGGTAAGCGTTACAACGCCAGTCATACCATTAACAAGAGTTACGCCAACGGGCAGATTCAAACGCATCCAGTCATTTATATCAGTAGAAGTCGGGCCTACAAAAATATAAACTTCCGCGCCGGAGGCAAGGTTCGCGATAACCATATCGCCAGGCTCGACTTCCATTTCCAGCATTTCTTCAACAGTATCAGACGCATAGACATTTACAATATTGACCGTGTTAATAAGCGCGTTGTTAATAAAACCGTTAGCCTCAACGATGACAACGCTGCCGGGGGCAGAGCCAACGTCGCGGCTCGCGGCAGTACCAGCATCTGTGATGTGCGCTAAAGTTAGCAGGGGTATGTCCGAGGGGGCAAGCACATCAAAACCAGTAACTAAACCCTTTGAACTAACCGTTACTTTAACATATTTGCCAGCGGCAACAAGATCATGCAGCGCGGCGGCTAAAGTTAAATTCTGGCTGCCGTCAAAAGCGCCACTGGCAACGATATCGCCTTCAATAGTAATATTGCGAGGCGTGGTGAGTTTGCCCGCGTTGACAGCCCTATCGACAACGCCGGGTTCGCCGTTAACAGCAAATTCGGACCTTAGCATTGCGTCGGTATCTAAGTGATTGATGTCTTCAGGCGTAACTGTGGCATAATCCAAATCGTTCCATTCAGTAATGCCATCACCTGTTTTTTGTTTCAAGGTATCGATCTCAATACCAATTTCACCTTTAAGCAGAACGGGGTTCTCTAAACGCCAATTCACCTTAGTGTCGTTCTTCTGAGTCTGTCTTGCGTTTAAAACATGTTCAGCCATTTGCGTTTCCTCCATTAATAATTTTAATATTTTGGAAATTATTGGAAATTATAAAATATTTGCGCAATTCATTATCCCAACGGTAAATTGCTTCATTGCCAATTGTTTTGACTATGTAAAGAGTATTTATATTGCCTATATTCGGGAATTCTCCTTGGTTACTAAAGTACGAAATAACAAAGCCAACGCTATCCATCTCTTCCCAGTTTGACAGGTCATCAGTAGGAAGCCAGTATAATCGCGGCCTAATATTGCCCGTGTTCTGCACAAGCACTATCATTCCTCGATATCTATGCGGTAATGGTATCGCATCTCTTTCGGCTATGCTTGCTTTTACGGTTTTATCATCAAGGGGTCTATTAATAATGCTTAATAGATTCGTCGGAAATAATGACGCCATACTTATCACCTTCCAGTCTATTCAAAAGTACCTTGTGTCGCGGGTTAAAAATTTAGGGGGTTAAGCGAAGTCATTACCCGGTTCCCTTCGCCGCTGCTAGCCACGGCCACGAACATCCCGCGGCCATAACAGACGGAACGCCAGTCATTGTCCGCCGCGCTTGCGCGCAAAGTCCAATCAATCCCATCCCGCGAGGTCATTATCCGGTTCCCTTCGCCACTGCTTGCCACGGCCACAAACAGCCCATCACCGCAACATACGGAACGCCAGTCATTGTCCGCCGCGCTTTTGCCTGTTGCCCAATTACGATTAGGAACTGCCGCAGTCATTACCCGGTTCCCTTTGCCGCTGCTTGCCACGGCCACATATCTTCCATCATGAAAACAGACAGAATTCCATTCATTAGCCGCCACGCCTACCAGGTCAAACCAAGCCGATCCGGTTTTTGCGGCCATTACTTGGAATCCTTCGCTGTTGCTTGCCACGGTCGCAAACCATTTCCGACCGTCAATTTCGCCGTAACAGACAGATCGCCAGTCATTAATTGTGGAAATCCCCGCTGTAATCCAATTATACCCATCCTGTGTGTACATTACCCGGTTCCCTTTGCCGCCGCTAGCCACGGCCACGAACATCCCGTCGCCGTAACAGACGGATTGCCAGTCATCATCCGCCGCGCTGTTGCACCAACCCCAATTAATCCCATCCTTCGAGGTCATTACCCGGTTCCCCTCACCGCTGCTAGCCACGGCCACGAACAGCCCGCGGCCAGTGGATATATTGTAACCAAAACAGACAGATTGCCAGTCATTGTCCGCCGCGCTTTTGCGCGATGTCCAATTAATGCCATCCGGCGAGGTCATTACACGATTCCCTTCGCCGCTGCTAGCCACAGCCACGAACAGGCCGTTGCCGTAACAGACGGAACGCCAATCATTGTCCGCCGCGCTTTCGCGCAAAGTCCAATTGTCGCAAGGCAACAATACTCTCTCAGCAACAATGTTCCATAGATCAACTTGAGATATCTCACCAAAAATATGCGGGCTGGGGGTTTTCGCCGTTATTGCCTTGCTTAAATCCATCTCTTCCCAGTTTGACAGGTCATCAGTAGGAAGCCAGTATAATTGCGGCCTAATATTGCCTGTGTTCTGCACAAGCACTATCATCCCGCGATATCTATGCAGCAACGGTATCGCGTCTCTTTCCGCTATGCTTGCTTTTACGGTTTTATCATCAAGTGGCTTATTAATTATGCTTAATAGACTTGACGGAAATAATGATGCCATATATTCGCCACCTTCCTAAAAAATAACATCCAATTGTATATCCAGTCCCATAGTATCTTCTGGTATGCTCCGTACCGCAACCCTGCATAACACAGGAAGGCCGTCGAGCATATGAATTGGAACATTATTAATAATTATAAATGTATCCCAGAAGCTCAATCCAAATATGCGCTCGCGTATATCAATAATCGGATTTGTCATTGGGGATACAAAACAGCTATGCGCATTACTGATATTAACAGTAGCCGTAAATGGCTTGAATCCATTAACATATCTTGCCATGTTAAGAATGTCCGCTTCGGTCGGATTGATATTCGGCACAGATCCAAAAAATGTTGGGTAGTAAAATCCAACAGAACTTGTCGCTGTTCTTGTTGTTTCTTCATTTTTTGCTGTTAATGTAAATGTTGTATCCGTGGTTATAAGCTGTTCGGGTAAAGCCACCGTTCTGTCCCCCGGAGGGATAGAGCCAACTGAAGGCTGAATAGACTGTTCAACAGGAACGCCATTGGCAAATTGCCAATTGAAAGTGACCGACGTTACTACTGTCCCAATTTCATTGCACTGTTCATCATTTGTAAATGTTAAAATTCTGAATTGATTGGCGACCGAACCTCCGCCTCCGGCGCCCCCTAAAATAAATAATGGCATTTACTCGCCCCCTTAGAAATTATCAAAATAGAAGCGAATACTCTGTCCTGCCGGCCCCGACACAAGAATGCCCTCGAATTCGATGCCTTTTAATACGTGAGAGGCGCCAGCTTCAACATATATGCCGAACTGCGGTTTATCATTTATGCGCCGCAAAGGAAATATTCTAAGATCATCCATCGGCGCCTGAATCGTTATCGAGTTGCAGGACGCCCTTTTTAATACCGCGCCAGCCTGATTGTTTTTATTAAACCATTCTAAAACACTTATGCGCTCATTACTTAATTTTGTGTCATACCACATTTCTCCGTTTGCATCGGCCTCGACTGTGAGCCATGACACATTGTACGAAGCTGAGAGCGTTCCAATAGACATCTTCATCATCTTCTCTCTTGTCAGTTGGTTGTAAAAATCTTATAACACGTCGTAGCCCATATCTTTTAATCCTTTTTTAAGCGCCTTAACGTGCTGCTTGCCTTGATGCAGGCTATATGTAGTAGCCCTCGTGAAAGGCCGCGATCCATAAACTTGACGGGGCACCGGATAATCGTACATGCCCCCGTATTCTATAGCTTCGTCTATCCTTCCGCTTAGGGGGATTGAACCCGCGTAAACAGGATGTGGCCGGGTTATATTTGTTATAAAAATATAGCCGTCACTTGCTTTCCCGACAATATTTTCAGGGGCGGGCAATCCGCCTCCTTCTATATCGCGACGTCCATATACTTTTGGCTCTTCATAAACGCTGTAAACAACATTAGCTATAGCTTTTGCCTCAACTACCCGAACAGCATTCAATACTTCGTTATCTAAGACTGTATCAACGGACTTCCGCAGTTGGCCAATAATATCTTTATATTTCATTTACATCAAAGCCTTAATAAAAGAATCCAATTTGCCGTTGCCCACATTTTCAACAAGAAGATCAACTAATTGGTTCATGTTTTTCGGATCGAAATATTCTTCCGCGTAATTGCCAAGTTTCTTCCACGGAACTGAATTAACAGCGTCAATTATCGTGTTATATAATTTGTTTACGCCGATCATTGAATCGCGTTTATAGTTTATGGCGCGTTCAATTACCTCTAAAAGATCGGTGTATTGCTCTGAATCCTGTAAAACGGCCAAAATCTTCGTATCGAGATTAAACTCATTAATAATCTGATAAGCTAATTCCACATCTTCGGGAAGCTCTAAATCCGTATACATCCGAACAAGAGCAAGCTTATAGGTTATAAGGCCAACTTCCGGCGCGTAATCATTATCTTCTTCGCTAAACTCGGCTTCCTGCATATCATGCACAAATGAAGCGAATTCACCGATAGTAAGGTATTTTTTTACATGCATATTCAATACTTCTGAGCCAATTTGTCCAATGGTCACAGTTACAGCATTATTATTTTTTTCAAGTTCATGCAAATCTAAAATATTCAATCATTTACCTCCTTTCGATTTGATACAGTAGTAGCCAATAGCGATACTGTCAGCCTCGTCCGAGGTTAAATTATTCAAATTAAACACTTCCTGCATCATTTTTATTGTATTAGCTTTTTGTTCTTCTCGTTTTTTCCCCAGTATTTTGAGATAGTTCTTCCATTTTGAAGGCTGTACAACCAGATATTTTTTGTCCATTTCCTTAAATAATCTTAGTAGAACGCCCTTCAACATACTCAATTTCTGATATACCGACATACTTTGTTCATACTGTATATCTTCAATACATATCAAATCAGGTTGATAAAACTCAATAAGCCTTTTTATCGTATTAGAGGCGGGCAATAAAATGTCATCATAGGTTAGTTTTTCTCCGCCCAAAATTTTTACGCCGTATTCAATTAACTTTTCATCTTCAAAGACCGCGTATCCGCATCTCTTTGCTTGATCCAACGCCAATAGCTTCATTTATTGCTTCCGTTTCTTATTTATTAAATTGCCTTATAATATTTACACATCTGACTTGCCCTTTCGCTGTTTATGTATTTGTTTATTAAACAGCACATTTTTACCGCGACGCACATAATATTTTGTTTTTTGCAAATCAGATATATCCCTTTTCTTTCAGCATGTTCACATTGCATTACTGTAGCCAGCATTCAAAATTAGGCTGCCCTATATCATTCACGTAATAAACATCAACCAAATCTTCAGGAAATTCTCTATTTGTGTGTATATGAATACCGTAACCTTTAAATAGAACTCCTATTGAATTTTTTGAGCGCATGATAATCTTGGCTTGGTATACCTTCGATTTTTTCTTTGCTGGTTTCTTTACTTTTTCGACTTTAACCTCTGGCTCTTGCCGCCTGTTGTCATATTCATTTTCGTCCACAAAACTCACCCTTTATAAATACAAGCATTGGATACCGTATCCCCGCGCTATCATTTCCTCGATTTTACAACCTCGCGCTATATCCCAACCGTCTAAGAATACGGCTAAGTCAGCCTCGCTTAGTTTTAAAATACTCTTGCCCAACATTTCAACAGGGTTTCCATTGTCATCCTTAAAAAACGTATCAAGAATTTCACAATCTGGATAATTGCTTTTCAACATTTCAATTACAGCGTCTCGCTTTGTTTGAATTTCTCTGTCTGTTTTGCCAGCCATCGGTTGCGAAATAAAAATCCTCATATATACTCCTGCCTTTATAATTAAAAAAAGGCAGTCAAATAAATGACTGCCTTTAAATTACGCTACTATTACATCAATGGTATCTGTTAAATCTCCCGTAGGCTGAGAGTATGCAACCGTAATAACCGCCTCGCCAGCGGTTACAGCCGTTACAACACCCATGGCATCCACCGTCGCGACTGTCGGGGTATCCGAAACATAAGTCAGTTCCGCCGGGGCAATCCCCACAGTGCTAACCATTATGCCGCGATTTCCAACAACCGATATTGTCTGGCTTTCCGGCGCGGGAAGCAATGAAAGCATCATCGGGGAGGGGGAGGCCACTATCTCAATAACCTGCGGCGCCTTGTAGTCCTCAATAGCTTCGCGGACATAGCCATATACCATGCCTTCCTTACACTCAGTACCGTCTACGGCCAGGGCAACACCGACAAGGGTAATCTCGGCAGCCGTGCCGTCAGCGTTTGTTTCAATTGTAAAGTTGCCGTCAAGCGCGAATGAAGGAATCTCAACGAGAACCTGCCCCATTAAACCTTTCATGGTATCGGAAATACCGCTCTGCAAGAACAGATGTATAATATACGGAGATGCGCTCGTGTTAATCGTTACGGTATCCGTGTGCGTGGCGAAGCGATAAGTGCATTTTACACATAGATCTGCGACGCCAAATTCCGATAAATCAATCGTGTTATCCGCCGCGATCGGAACATCAAACTTCGTGCCGTTAGGCAGTTTGACATGAACCATGCCAATGCCGCTCCTCGGCAACGCGCCAACACCTAAATTATTAAGCTGAACCGGGACTTCGATATCATAGAGTTCTGACAAGCCAGGATTTATTAGACCGCCGACACTGGCCGCGACATATTCAAGGTTCCAGTCCCTCGTGGTGAGCGTAACTTCGACCGTTCTATCGCTGTATGTCCGCATTAAAAGAGCGTTGCCCACGCCGCCCCGTGTATCCACAGGCGTCATTGTAACGCTGACATTGGTTGTAGCATTGAAAATACCCGTAAACATAACCAACTGTGTTACGGGGTCTTGAGCAACAAATGTACCGACTTTATTTAAAAAGCGAGTAGGCTTTGATTGCTGTATATTTGTACCTGCCAATTTAACCACCCTTTATATTTTCATTAAATTACTACTTCTATAGTTTTTATTTTCATTCTTAAAGATGTCCGCTTTTTCAAGGCCAGCCACCCAATATGGAACCGGCTTTTTTAAAGCAACCATTCCACTTAGTTCCGCGCCGCGAAGAAGCTTGTATTCTTCAAATATAGCCATCCTCTTAACGAGGTTGTTAAACTTTCTTATTGTGAATTTCTCGCATATCTCATCCACGCCCATATGTAAATACATGCTTGTCAGATCTAAGAGATCCTCTAAGCTCGGCGCTATGAATCCACTCTGTTTATTCTCAAAATCAATGCCTTCTTGTACGGCCTTTTCCGCATCCTCATTGACGAAATCCATATTCCAATCCATACCAGCCTGCTCCAGTATAACCTCGCGTATCTGTTCAAATTCCTTGTAGTTAAACTCTATGCCTTTTATTATCAAATCGCATTTTATGAGTTTGCCGTTCTGATTGTACTGATAATTAATATCAATATCTGATTCGCCTGTTGTTAATTCAATTAAGGCAAGAAGGGAAGTCATATAGAATGAGAAGTCAAACCGTTGATATTGATCCGCTTTGTCCCACGCGTATAAAAGGAACCATAAATACGGAAGCTTCATTAATGTTCTATCTTTAGTCCTATCCTGCCGAACCATTAATACTGAAACGACCATATAGAATTCAAATAGATATTTAACCTTCACTGGATAAAATTTAATTCCCTTAACGTCAAAACCTTCATTAAAGGCCAGACTTTTAGCTTTTTGACAAATCCCGGACACTAAAAAAAGGCTAGAATCCATTGGCCGCAATCCCAGTCCTTAAAAATATTATGTAGCCCCAAAAATCATCTTTAAATTGGAATAACCTAAGCGGGTTATCAATCAATTCCAAAGGTCTTGTAAGGCCAATTTCCTGCCCGTTAAGCGCCTTTAATACCTCCGCGGCAAGCGCGTTCATACGCCTTCCGCCACGGAACTTGTTAACAGCCAGATTCACTATAATATCAATCTGAATGTCGATAGTGGCCTCATAGATATCTACAGGATCAACTTCCATCGGAAAGATACGAATCTGTGATCTTTGTAATAGTTCAGGCGCCGCTACAAATGGGTCAAAAAAGACGCGGCAATTTTGGTTTGTCTTATGATTTTCATCAAATTGTGTCAGCATATTTTCGATCAGGGAATCATCAATATCCATATCGTATGGATTGATATCCCAATCCTCAAAATGAAGAAGTTTAAATATATCCCTATTTTGAATAAGCTTTAAGCCAATGTTTTGCTCGATTTTTTCAAAGGCGTTTAGAATCTGAGTGTAATTATTATTTGTCATGGCCTTATTAACGGATAAATCACGAATCGAAACGGGTTCATTCCAAACGGCCCAAGATCAGCAACCTCCACATGGCTTTTCATGAGAGCCAATAACTGCTGATCACCAATAATAATACTGTCATAGATCTTGGCGCCCGTGCCTAAATCAAATATTTTGACATCATACGCGTCACTCTGATATGTGGCCGTATCCGTTAGCTGAAATGTAACGCTATAATTATTAACCAGGTTTCTCGCTTGTTCGACTGCCACAAACGCGCCTTTAGCAAATGCGATACGAATCATATTCGCGCTTCCCACAGAAAAGCTGCCGACACTAGCTGGCAGGTCTATATCGCCATCCATTATTTCAGGCAGTTCATCGCCCATGTCATCAAAGACCCGTACAAAGTTATTTACCTGCGCCGTATTTTGTTTTGCGTATTCGGGCAATGGCCGAAGAATCACTACGTCAACATTCGAGAACGTTACTGTGTCTAATGTGCGAAATAGGCTTTCATCGCCGATATTGACTGTTCTTATCGCCATATTTATCCCCCTTTTTACTTATTATGTTAAACTTGTTATTGTTAATTGAACCCTATCCTCCGCAAGACCTCCAGAACCAGATAGAATCAATGTTATTTGCCTGCCAATTACCCAATCTATAGTGGAGCTTCTAAGCCAAATCGCGTTGCCTTCAGTTTTGCTCTCTATAAAATCAGGGGCATTCCCATATTCGTCCACTATACTCCACATAGGAAAATCTCTTGTCTGCTGTCCATTAGCATCAAAGAATAGAGCCTCAAATTTCTTTGATAAACCTATTTTCATTTCAGTGCTACCGGAGAATTCAATATGAGAAGCATTCTGAAATCTGCGCACGGCGTTGACGACGCTAATCCTTATTTCCTTAATTACGCCATTGCTTTCAATATATATAATCGCGGAACCAACTTTAACGCCTGTTACGGTATTGCCATCAATATAGGCGATAGTGTTATCTGAACCGCGATACGCTATTTCTTCATCGGAATACTTGCCATTAATAGTTACCTTCGCCTTTATGTCAAATGTATCTCCAACCCTGATTTCGATATATGAAGGGCTAATAACATCAATGTCATAAACCTTTATTCTATTAAAATAATCAGCGATCATTAATTCTTTGTTGTCTTGATCAATATTGTACTGCGTATCCTCTAAAGTATAGATATAGAGCGAATTACGCAGATCGGTCTTTTGAATAAGGTTAAGCTTCGTAATTTTATAAACCGCTGGGAAATATAATTGCCCAAACTCATAGTCATCAATTATTAAACGGTCATTCATATTAAGTTTTACAGTCTCGGAATTCTTGGGCAAATATAATGATGCGGTCATTGTCCCTAATATCAGCTTCTTGCCTTCTGACAAACCTGTCGCGTAATCTTTCGTTACATTTTTAAAGATACACCATTGTTCAATTATTTTGCCGACATTGTTTATCCACCTAAGAAGATAATTACATTGCTGCATAATCGCTTTCCCATAAAACTTGTTGTCGCCCGGAACGTCCGTAACCAAGAAATACTTGCCTTTATAATAAACATAAACCCCATATTCCAGTGTCCCAATATTGCAAAGGATTTGTTTTACCTTGTCATTATCAATAACATCGGTAGAATTGTTCTGGACTATAGCCTTTGTGCGAAACGAATTTTCTTCATTGATAATTCCATTATAATAAAATGTTACTTCATCGCCTAAAGCAGTCGTATCCAATATTTCATTGAAGCCATCATACGCGAAAGCAAAGTGTTCGTCATGTTCAAATCCACTGTTAAAGAATGGCTTCTCGGTCATTAAGTACCAATCAACTGACATATGATCACCCCAATAAAAGAGTGCCTTTCGGCACATAAATTCTCTCGCTATGTTGAACATCAGGCTACCTTGCCTTTTTAGGATTTACAGATTTTGTTTTAGTCGAATTTGACATCATAAGCCACCGTAATATAGCCCCATGGACGCTTTGCTGATTATAGTGTCGCCAGGCGCTCCAACCGGCAAATCGCCGCGCGCTATGCGCCAAGGGTCTTCGCCATGTGTCTGCTCGCTTAACCAGTATGGATCTTTATCGCCGTAGTCCCTGCACACTATATCAATATTTTCTTTCTCCTCTGGATTGAATACAGATGGATCGCCTTGTTTCAATTGATTATAATCAATCATAAACATACCCTTATGCTCACGGAAAAGCACAGGGCAAACCGGCCCGTTAGACCAAGCCTCAAAGTCCTCCGGGAAAAGTTCTTTTTCATCCCATGCCAATGTCCAAGCCTGGGCGTAATAGCACAACTTATGCAATTTCCACGTACTCATTTTCCCTAATTTGTCTAATAAATATTTCGCGGTATCAAAAACACTCGCCATTTTTTTTTACCCCTTCGCTATATTATATACCATACCGTTCAAAATAGCAAGGGGCTTAATTATAGGCATGTCTTTTGTACTTATGCAACTTTTGTTCAATCTCATATAAAATGCTTTGATATTCATTATATACAGCAGACTTAGCTTGCCCCATCCCGGTTAGCTGCAAGTCTTTGCCGACAATATTATTAAGCTTATTAATCCTGCTTAATTGCTGTTTGCAATAATACTTCGCCATTAATAGGCCAATGGCATAAATCGGGGGATTTTCATCTTTAAAATTGTTTGTTTCGTCGTCGAATTTCAATAGCCCAATGTCCAAAGAAAATTCGGAGAGGGCATTATAAAACCATTGCCGATATAACCCTTCTGGAATCTCAAACTTATCCTTAATGCTGGAGTGCAGTACATTGACGCATTTATCAAAATCCGTCATATCACCACCCCCAATTGTTAAATTTTAACGCCCAGATATTCAGCGGCGGCTTTTGCTTTATTCAGATCATTAATTTCGCCCTTGTCGATAATCTCCCTAAGAAGCCGTTTTTCCGCGTCAGTCTTAACCTTGTTCGGGAGTTCCTTTTTAAACGCGGCTAGGGTTTTAATCGTGAATAGATCAAGAATGGCTTGTTTATCTACTATTTCCTGCTTCAGATTTTGTGTGGGATCTTCAAAACCGCATTCAATTCGCGTATCTTGATCTTCTATGTATAAACCCGCGTGACTTCCCTTGCCGTCTATTCCGACAAAGAGCTTATTGCCGCCATACGACTGTGCTATAACCTCGCCAATTGTTAAGGGTGTTTTTGCGTTTGGGGATATAACAATATCCTGCGCTGTGTTAATTGCGCGAAACGCGACGTTGTGGTTTGCCGTATTACGCACAAGCACTTTCTTATTAAAATCTAATTCCATAAAATACCTAAAAGGGACAAGTATTTGACATACCTGCCCCTTAACCTTTCCTTCTTATATAGAATTGCCAGGCGTGGGAACCTGCTGCAACTGGAGATCGTTGATCAAACCGATTCTGTATTCATTACCCTTTTCTACGTCCGCCGCGATTTCTAAATCAAAGCGCGTCAGATACCTGCCGGACTGTACATCGGTGCCAGTCAAGGAAGTCAAGCCGCCCCTCGTCCATGAACGAATCGGGGACTGGAAGCCAGTCGGTAAAATAAAAAGAAGACTTTGAGGGAATATAGTCTCAAAGCCGTCCATGGTCGGTAACGGTTTAGAAATATCAAACATGTTATCAATTTCCGCAACAACGGAGCCATTATACATGCCGATTAATCCAGTGCTGCGGATCTCATTCATGGCTTCCTGTGAAATCCCCTGAACAACTGGCGTAGTGCCCTCATAACCGAGGAATCCGTTGATTTGAGATACAACGGCATAATCGCCGACAATAGTGACCCTGCCGAAACGCCTTACATCCTTAACGATTCGATCCAGTTCGGTCTTTACGAGGCCCGCGTTCTCAGAGAAGAACTTAACGCCTACCGCATCCCTAATGGCTGTGTAAATCGTATAAAGTACATAGCTCTGCGCCTTATTCCTCATGTCTACCCTTACTTGTTCCATGCCAATATTTTCAAGAGACATATCGCCAAACATAACCTTGCGGTAGTCAACCTGATAACCGCCAGAAATTGCGATTGTCGGCACCTGATAACGCGTGAAGTCCCATGCCGGGAACGTTACGTCACCGTTAAGAGCCTGGAATCTTGACTTCTCGCCAACCAAACGCGGCCTATCAACAAAGATTGTTTCATTATATCCAAGGGCTTCATAATTGCCCATGAAACTTAAAAGCATTAAGTCGCGCATTAGAACAGGTTCAAGCATGTAGATGCGAATTGCGTTTACTTCAGCCATTGCGCTGTAATCGCCGCATGTGGCGCGCTGCCCAAGCTCTTTTATGTAATTAACACTTTTATCAGCTTTTTCTTTATCAATGCCGTCCAAGCTTTTGCCCTTTACCATCCTAGAGAAAACCTCTACTAAAGTGCCATTTTTTGTAATCGGCGAAATAACATAATCCGAATCCCTTTTCAAATTATTTAATTCTATTGTAAAATCCATTTGTGTTCACCTTCTTCGTTTGTAAATTACAGATCTTGGACAATAACTCTTGCCCTTACAGCTTTTTCTGTTAATGTGGTTTTCTGTGTTACCAGAAAATAAATCGCTCGGCCCGCATTGCTGCCGATTATTTCAAAATTCCCGTCCTCACCGACGCCAAGCATTGTTGTGCCGGGCACAATAGTCGAGTAATCCGCGGGCGCGACATAAGTAATATGCTTCTCGTCAATCACAAGGAACTGCTGGTCAAGTGCCTTTAACGAAGAAAGGCGAAGCATGTGGCCTTCTCTCACGTAGGGCTGCCCAACAATAGAGTCATTGTCCCACGTGTAGATCGGCTCGGCGAACCAGTCCCCGACACGGGTGTTATCCACAAGGTAAAGGCCATCTGTCATTTTAGTTGTCGCTGTCGGCCACGCGCTTACATTATTCGCGAAGTCCGCCGTAACTATGCTGTAAAACGGCATATTAACGTGCGCTTTTATATATGGGAAGTTTTTCTCGGAATGCTCAATCATCCCAATCGTATCGTATTTAATCATTTTCTTTTCCCTCCATTCTTTATCTTAAAATATGTCAGAATAATCAGTGTTATCTAACGGCCTGCGGTTAGAAACAAACATCAAATCGACATCAGTATCCTTTTTTGCTTCTTTCTTTGCGTTTATCTCAGCCATCAAAGAATCATACTTAGTCGCTTTCAATTTCTGAACAATGGCATTTACTTCAACAGACTTTGGATCGGCATTAAATTTGTCGATTAAATCCTTAACAGGGGCTAAGTCAGCATCAGTAAAATCCTTAATTGCGGCATTTAGTTCAGCCTTTTTGGCCTGCGTTTCGAGTTCTTTCATCTTCTTGTCGCAATCCCCAATTTGAGCCTCTAATTCAACAATCTTTTTATTGGCTTCATTTAACGAAGTTTGTAATTGATTGCATTCGGTTATTTTAGTCGCAAGCTCTGCCTTTACAGTGTTTATCTCTGTAGTCTTTGCTTCTAAACTATTTAAGGCTTCCAACTTGGAGCCAATTTCGGTAAAAGCATCGGAAATTTCTTTATCCATGCAAATACCTCCTTTCTGATTAAGTTCAAGTAAAATAGCCGACTTATCTGCCGGCTCAACATTAATAATGGCGTATCCCCCGTAGATGTATTCTTTGGGTACACGCCCTATATCTTTATAATCATTCAGATATACAATTTCCTGATATGGTTCCCTGCCCAGAATTTCCACAGAGCCGCTTATTGTTCTTTGCGCCTTATACTGTTCATCAAGCCATTTGATAAAATGGGGATAAGTAAGGCCATCCAACTCGGCTTCCGCCGTTAATGCCTTTATTTCGCGGCCATTAACCGAAACATTCTCTATTTTGGGATTCTTGCCAAAGCCGATTACAACGGCATCTTGGAACACTGGTTTCCCATCTTCGTATCCGGTCATTCCGTGGCTGAAAGGAACATCTCGTTCCCCATCTAAAAATTCAGCCTTAAAACTCATTCCTTCAACTGTTGACATGGCCTGCCGTGTGAATTCTTCATTCCATGAAATTCCATTGTTCTGATGCTGTGTTTGGTCCGCAAAGATTTCATGAAGGACAAATTTCGCCGTTCGGCGCCCATTTATAGCCGCCGATAGTTCACATACATATGATCCAAGTGAATATTCCTTATCCACTGGCTTCACCTGCCCTTGGTTGCAAATTTCCGCCGTTTTGTCTCGTCGCCAGCGTTGATTCATTGGTGGGATTTTCTGTTACGGGGCGGCCGGCCGAATTGCTAGACATGGTATAACTGGTTTGATGCACTGGATACCTATTTTCAAAATCAGAATTAAGTTCATCATCCATCATGGCAAGATACGCGTCATATGGCAGACCGACAGCCGTTACCCATGCCTGAAAAGAACCTTTTCCAAGCGTATATAAATCCTTAAGGTTGGTTACCATTGCGTTTCGGTTGCTCAATGTTATCGGCAGATAGCTTGTTTCAACATACATGTTTGAATCTTGAATTACGTTTAAATTAATAACCTTATTAAGTTCAGCTTGAAATTGACGTACCCAAGTAAATATTTGCGAGGAAATTAGTTCGAGGTTTGTTTGCTGCGCGGCATATGTCCCTTTAGAACTCCCATTCAACAAGGAGGCCGCAAATCCAACATCGCCAGCTATTCGATCAAATAAGCTATCTTCGCTAACGTCTTTCAGTATGTCGGTATTAACATCTAGTTTGCTTATTTTGCTCCCAGCGGCCAGTGAAACGAAAGCTACGCTCCATTTCCCAGACTGACGATTATTTAGCGCGGTCTTTACGGTATCGTGCTGCATATGCTGCTGTTCTTGTGTTAACGCTGATGTTCCCTTTTCTTTGCCTTCTGGAAACTCCTGATATATCAGCCGATTATTAATTTCATCCAGTGTGTTGCGCTTTGTTTCAAGAAAATAATCGCGATATAGTATATCCTCAAGCGCCGCCAAAGCTAACGGGCGCCCCCAGGGTTCTTCCTGTTTCGATCTGATTTTTACCACTATGGTTTTAGTGTTGTCCAGCTTCAGCCATTGATTTGTATTGGAGCCGCTCCTCATGTATTCTTTAACGCCGTCGCGGATTTCTTTCGGATAACCTTTCAATTTGTACATCTGGCCTGTCGTAATCATTTGACGGAAATAACTCAAATCAAATTCAATCTGATATGACGAATTTTTAAAGCCAACGATTTTACAGTAGTCTACCGGCAGCGCCTTTAAGAAGTAATTGCCTGAATACCTCGCGTTTAACGACACAATGCCCTGAATTTGATAATTGGACATTTTACGAGGCAGGTCGGGTAGTTCTTCATCAATAAAATAATAGAAAGCAATGCCGTCATTACAGCACTTTAATATTGAATCCCTAACTATTTCCTTATCTCTTACTTCATCAAGCACATATGAAAAAAGCCTTCGGGCATTTTCGAAGGTCTGTTTTTTTCGATCTTTCGTGAAAATAATTCTATCTAAGGTAGGGATTGAACACATATAATCTACGACATTGGTTATTACGCCGTTAGCGTTGTAAGCCCACCAGCAAAGATCACGTATTTCTTTATTCCATCTGATGGGGTCATAAATAAAGTTGCGTATTTCGCTGACTTCATAAGGCAATTTCCTGCCATTGCTAAATCGCCAAACCGCGC